CTAACTTTACAGGTGCAACACCTACTCAGAATGGTGGTATTGAGATTGAGCGTGGCACACAGCCAAACAAGACATTTGTATGGGATGAGACTACTGATAAGTGGACTGTAGGTAGTGAAGCTCTTGTAGCTGGCAGCTTCCAAGGACCACTAACAGGTAATGCTTCTACAGCAACTGCACTACAAACAGCACGTACTATTAGTCTTGCTGGTGATGTATCTGGCTCTGTATCATTCAATGGTACATCTAACGTAAGCATCACTGCTGTAGTAGCAGACAATAGCCACAACCACGTTATCAGTAACATTGATGGATTGCAGACAGAGATTGATACTAAAGCTGAAAAAGCTGGCTCTATTACACAAGTCTTTAACTGCGAAAGTTTAACTGTAGGTAGTGGCGGAGCCTCCTACATTTACATGCAGGACAACGATCATGGAACACGTAGCATCCATAACAACTCAAACCAAGTAGGCTTTTTGACACAGGCAGGTAATTGGGGTTCCTACTGTGATGACAATGGTAACTGGACTGCTGTAGGTAACGTAACTGCTTATTCTGACAGACGCCTCAAGTCTGATATTGTTACAATTCCTAATGCTTTGGATACTGTGTCTAAGCTTCGTGGTGTTAACTTCACCAAAGACGGTAAAGCATCTACAGGTGTTATTGCTCAAGAAGTACAGGAAGTAATGCCAGAGGTTGTACACGTAGGTGAAGAGTATCTCTCTGTAGCTTATGGCAACCTTGTTGGTGTACTTATTGAGGCGGTTAAAGAGCTTAAAGCTGAAGTAGAAGCTCTCAAGAAAGGTCTGTGATATGGCACTTCAAGCACCAGGACAAGCAATATCACTATCACAGATACAAGAAGAGTTTGGTGGGTCTAGCCCTATCAGCCTCTCTGAGTATTGGGGCTTAGCAACAGGCTTACCTACATCAGGGCAGACCATAAGTGCTTATGATTTCTACAGTAAATCCTTCCTAGTTACGGAGGTGATTACATCCAGCAGAACTTGGACACCTAAACTCAACAAAGCCGCCTACATACACATCTTCGTATTTGGTGCTGGTGGCTCTGGTGGCTCTGCAGAGTGTGACAACTCTTCTAGTTTTGGTAACCCAGCAGGTACGGCTGCTGCCGCTGGTGGAGGTGGAGGAGGTTTCTGTTACTCTAAAATACCCGCAGCTTCCGCATCCAGTTCCACTATTACCATAGGCACAGGTGGAGCGGGAGTGAGAAGCGCTTTTGACCACTACCTAGTTGGCAATGCTGGCAGTCATAGTGGGTTTGTAGGGTCTGGCCTAAATATGATAGCCTATGGTGGCGGCGGGGGTGGCGCTCGTGAGATATCAACAGTAGGCTCAGATACTAGCACTGCTGCTGCTGCTGTTGGAGGCAGTGCCTCTGGCGGTAACCAGCTAAACTATACAGGCGGTGCGTCTGGCGGTGCAATTGCATCTGCTACTGAATCTACGTGCGCCTCTGGTGGTGGTTGCGCAGTAATAGATGGTAACAGCGGAGCAAGTGCATCTGTTATTAGTAGTCAAACAAGTGATGGTGCAAGAATTAGTAATAACTCCTCTTGGCCTACGTATCTATCAACTTACCAGCAAGGCCGCTCTCAGTCACCTATTCTTGGCAGTACAATCTATAGTTTTGATGCGACTAGTGGTGTGCGTAATGGAAATTCCTCAAATGCAGGATATGGCGCAGGTTCTGGTGGCTCTGTTGACAGGAGTACCTCAGCAGATCATCTAAGCGGAAATGGTGGCAACGGCATTGTTATCATCGTATATGAGGTGTAATGAAATGACATACTCACTAGGAAACAAAAGCCTACAAACGCTAGAAGGTGTACACCCCGACCTTGTAGCTGTAGTTAAACTAGCCATCACTCTTACAGAGCAAGACTTTTCTGTAGGTGAAGGTCTTAGATCAGTAGAACGCCAGAAGACACTCGTAGCTGCTGGTAAGTCTACAACAATGAATAGCAGACACATTACTGGACATGCTGTAGATCTCTTTCCGTATCCTGTGTCATGGGACTGGAAGTACTTTCACCCTATTGCTGATGCTATGAAGCAAGCAGCACAAACACTAAACATCGACTTGCAATGGGGTGGTGACTGGAAGTCTTTCCCTGATGGCCCTCACTTTCAACTATCACGGAAAGCTTACCCAAAATGACCACAGAGCCTTGGCACCTATCTAAATCCGTACCTGCAACCTTGGTCTTTGCTATTGCGATGCAGACTGTTGCACTCATCTGGTTCGTAGCTTCTATGAATAATGCAGTAGAGTCCAACAAGGTTAGCATCGTTAAACTTGAGACTAGACAAGAAACACTATCTACTATGGTACAGCAGCAAGCTGTGACTTCTGCTCGTATGGACGAGAATATCAAAGCTATCCGTACTGCTGTAGAGGCTATGGCTGGAAGATGAAACCTAAGACGTACAAACGTGAAGTAGCTATACTCTTGTTTGTTTGGCTTGCCTACCTTGTGGAAACTAAAGATGTTAACATCATTGAGATCTTGGTCTGGCCTGTCTTTACGTTTAGCGCTTTGGCTTTCGGTATGGATTGGTTTGGTAAGTCTGGCGGGGTGCGGGGTCAGCCCACTGAGCCTACTGACGGGCGGCGGGACTAACGTAGCTGCAAACACACAGTTAGGTAAAGAGAATAACCAGACTGTCGGAGTAGTTAGTAACACTAGACCACAGATGCGGATAGAAGCCCCTGTAGATACTGTAATACAGGATACGAGTACTAACACAGAAGTAGACCCTCTCATGCTGCTTCTACTAATTGCAGGATGGTTAGCGCCTAGCCCTGGTGAGATAGGTAGAAGTTTCATTGGATTATTTCGTAGAAGGCCTTGACTGCTATTGCTTTATATGCAGCTAAGTGATATAACTACCACTATAACCCTCCCCAACACATAAATATATAACTGCAGCTATTTACTTGAGGCTGGGTAATAACAAGGACTATTATAATGGCTAAACGATTTGGTGGCTTTACACCTGAACAGATGGGAAAGATTGTCCCAGAAATGCAAGGTATGCAAGCTGATGAGCAAGCTAAGTTCTTAGCCTCTCAGCCTGGTGCTGCTGCTCGTGTAGGCAAGATGAGTGAATTGGCTGAGAAGCGAATTAATATGGCTTATGGTGGTTATGTAAAGGGCTATGCTGCTGGCGGCATGGCTACTGATCTAGATACAGCACAACAGTCTTATGCAGACTCCCAGAAAGCACTACAAGATGCAAGAGCTGCTCAAGCTGCTAACCCTGAAGACACAACACTACAAGATGCTATTACTTCTGCAGAGGCTGCTGCTAACCTAGCTAAAGAGGGTATGTCATCTGCTGAAGCTATATTTAAAGCTACTGAAGTACCAACCAGTGCAGAGCTAGTCTCTGGTGCTATCAATGATCCTACATCTATGACAACTAAAACAGATGTAGAGCTAAACAAAGTAACAGATGAACAACTTATTGACCCCGCTACTGGTCAGCTTAAAGATCCTGCACCTACGGTGAGTGGTACTACAGCAGAGACTGCTGCTGCTGTTCAAGCACCTACAGACGTTACTGCGGAAGCTGTAAGTACTACACTCTCTACACCTGCTGTATCTAAAGCACTAGACAGCTTAGAAGCTGCCAAAGGTACTGTATCTGAAGATGCTACTGTAGATGCAGCTAATATGTCTCCACAACAGCTTGCACAGCTAGGCCTAGATGCTGCTCAGATTGATAAAGCCCAGACAGTAGATGCACCTGATGCTCGTACACTACAGACTGGTGAAATGGTTTCAGGCTCTGCTGTTGATATGGAGCGGGTCAAGAAAGAGATTAACTTTGAAGCTGCTACAGGAGCGCCGTCAACAGACGCTACAGTGCAAGGTCAACTTACTGGACTGATGGAGCAGTTTGAAGGTAAAAACCCTCCAGCATGGGCTGCAGGTGCTATGAGAGCCGCTGGTGCAGCTATGGCTGCTCGTGGCTTGTCTGCCTCATCTATGGCTGGTCAGGCTGTCGTACAGGCAGCTATGGAAAGCGCTCTGCCTATCGCTATGCAAGATTCACAGACATCTGCTGCGTTTGAGAAGCAGAACCTTAGCAACAAGCAACAGGCTGCTATGTTTGCTGCAGAGAAACGTGCTGAGTTCATGGGTATGGAGTTCACCCAAGAGTTCCAAACTCGTGTAGCTAACGCTTCTAAGATCTCTGACATTGCCAATATGAACTTCACTGCTGAACAGCAGGTAGCCTTAGAGAATGCTCGTATGGCTCAGTCTGTAGACTTGGCTAACCTTGGTGCTAAGAATGCTAAGGTATTGGCAGATGCTGCAGCTATGTCTCAGATGGACTTGGCTAACCTCTCTAATGAGCAGCAAGCTAGAGTTACGAATGCTAAAGCTTTCCTAGACATGGATATGTCTAACCTAGCTAATCAGCAGCAGACTTCTATCTTTAAGACTAAAGCTATGACGGATAGTATCCTGAGTGACTCTTCTGCTGATAATGCTACTAAGCAGTTTAATGCTTCTAGTAAGATGCAGACAGAGCAGTTCATGGCTAACCTCACCTCTACTGTTAGTATGTTTAACAATGAGCAAACTAATGCAATGAGTAAGTTTAATGCAGGTGAAGCAAACGCTATTGAGAAGTTCAACAGTGAGCTTATCAACCAGCGTGAACAGTTTAACACAAACAACTCTCTTGTAATTGAGCAAGCTAACGCTGCTTGGTATCAATCCGTATCTACTCAAAACACAGCAGCAATCAATGATGCTAACAGAGCAGATGCACAAGCAGCTAACAACATGACTAACCTAGCCTTTAATGCTGCTATGCAAGAGACTAGAGATATGATGCAGTATGCTTGGACTTCTGAAGAGAATGATGCTAACAGGGCTGTACAACTAGCCATCGCTAAGCTTAGCTCAGAAGATGCTAAAACGGCTGCAGCAGCAAGTAAAACAGAAGGTATGTGGGGAGCTTTTGGTAGCTTCGCTGCGGCTGTATGGAGAGGATAAGCTAATGGATTTCAATAAATATAAGTACTCTCTAGATATCTTTGACTTGCTTGGTAGTGATGTAGAAGGTGTAACACCTCTTAGCCGTGGTCTGTTCACCCCTAAGAAGGGTGCAGAAGAGCCTGAAGTAAAGAGAGACCCAGCTAGAGAAATGGCACAGCTTACAGTTGCTACTTTTGGTGGTCAAGACAATGCTAGAAAGTACTTTGGTACAAGCCTCCCTGCTACGTCTAATGACTATAGTGACCTAGACCCTTGGAGAGAAGCTGCCCTTAGATCTGCAGAAGAGACTGAGCTTCTAAAGCAGGATAGAGGTATCACACGGTCCCTAGGTCTAGAAGATGTTGAGAGACGCAACCTTACAGGCGACCCTTTTGAGGGTAATCAACTTGTTAAGTATAAAGCCCCTCCTCTGCCTAGTATGCGCCCTGTCGTTGACTTTGAGAGATCTCTTAGCTCTGAGGATATTCCTTATAAAGAAGGTGAAGAAGTTGCAACTACAATTACAGATCCAACTACAGGGAGAGGTTTGATGTCTCCACAAGGTGGTGGTGTATCTGAAACACCTACAGAAAGTAAGGGTATCCTAGACTTCATTGGTTCTGGTGAAGGTACATACACTTCAAGCAATAGAGGTACTATTGGAAAAGATATTATAGGCGCAAATAGAAACACTACTAGAAATGGTAAGTCTTTGACTGAGATGACTATTGGTGAAATCCAAGCCCTACAGACTATTGATGATCCTAATGATCCTAACAGGCTATTTGCAGTGGGTAAGTATCAAGTTATTCCAAGCACAATGGATATTGTTGTGAAGGGTTTAGACCTCTCTTCTGATCAGATTTTTGATACAGCGACACAAGATAGAATTGCTAAGTTCTTAATCAGTGAGAAGAGACCTAAACTAGGGGACTTCTTGTCTGGTGGCGAAACATCCCTAGACCGTGCAATGCTTGAAATGGCTAAAGAGTTTGCATCTATCCCTGTGCCGTATGACGTTAAAAAAGGTAGCAGGACTATTAAAGCGGGTCAGAGCTATTACGCTGAAGAAGGTGGTAACTTAGCTAATCACACTATAGAAGAGACTAGAAACATGCTGTTAGCTGCTAGAAGCTCATAATCTAGTTTCATTATAATCTGTATCTGCTATTATAGCACCAACACGACATTCTAAGAAAGTATAACAATGGTAGATGTATTCTCTCGCCCCATCCCAGGTCAATCCCTCACAGCTACACCAAAGAACGCACCTTGGGAGAGGCCTCCTGAGCTTGTAGAGACAGGTGATGCAGTCAAGTATTACATCAACAAGCTTGCAGATGAAGATGTCATGGATGATCTTGCTGTTACCTTTGAGATGGGTGCTGACCTCAAGACTGTAGTGGAAACACTTATGACTATGGGTTCTATGAAAGGCTTACACACTGTAGAGGTTGGCATGTTGGCTGGACCTATTGTGGCATCCTTTGTTAAGGCTGCTATGTCTACGTATGGTATTGAAGTTAAAGAGACAGCTACAGACCCTAAAGAAGATCGTAAAGATAGAAACATTGCCCGCATGAAACTCTTGATGCAGGAATACCTTAAAACAGACCCTAAGAAAGATGCTGGATCAGAATTGATTGAAGAGCTATCCACAGTAGACGCTACAGACGTATCACAAGATGATACAGAACCACAACAAGAGCAAGAGCCTATGATGGAAGCAGAAGCTGCTCCTACAGGTCTTATGGCTAAGGGAGAAGTATAATGGCTGATTGGCAAGCATTCGCTACAGCATTCTTGGGTGACTCAGCTACGTACATCAACGAGCGTAAAGACAAGGCAGAAGACTACGCAGAGAAACTTGCTGAGCAAGCAGAGCGTAACAAAGGTAAGCTACTGCAGCTTAGACAGGTAGCAGATGCACAGAACTCTTTTGTAGGACAAGCTCGTGATCTACATGCAAGTGATGCACAGATTGAGGCTGCACTAGATGCTGGACCTGAAGGCCTAAAAACGCTTGTAGGTACATTAAATACACTTAGATCTTCTTATGGCTCTAGTTTTAATGCTGACTTGGTTAAAGAAGCTGCTGCACTCCCAGAGGCATTCTCTCCAACGGGTAACATTGACGTATATTCACGTTATGGCCTTGGTAGCCAAACTATGGGCGATATTGAAGCACCTAAAGGTGGATGGTTTGCAAGGGCTATGGGTACAGATGCTAAAGCTCGTGTTAGAGCAGAAGCTGATGCAGAGGCATTTGGCGGTACGGGTATGTCTGTATATGACATGGCAGAGCTTGATAGTGTGACAGGCTACACCAGCAGAAACAGTGGATCTTACTTGCGTTACACTCAACCAAAGATATTCAACCCTGCTAATACTGCTGAAGAACAAACAAATATTATGACAAGGGCAAAGCTTGTTATGGCTATGGATGGGTATACAGCTTTTGATACCGCTATTGCTAATGCAGATACTAAATTCAAAACGCCTGAACAGGTAGCTGCTGAGGTAGCTAACTTAAAAGCTCAACAAAAACAATTCCTTACTGATAACATATACGGGTATATAGACACACAAACAGCTCTATTTGGAGAGTCCTACCTTGAAGCTGTTGGGCCTAGCCTACAGAGTCTTGGTTTAAGCCCTGACAACCTTAGCCCAGTGAGAGGTACTGTTGATGCAGGGAGCTTATCATCAGGTGTAACAGAGAATGAGGATGGTAGCTTAGCGGTTACTTTTAGCACTACCAATGAAGAGGGTGAAGCTACGATAGACTCTTTTACAGTAACTGTTGATGGCTTAGTTAAAGGATCAGATGGTACGGTTCTATCCCCAGAAAAGTCTGCTGAGGCCTTAGATTATTATGGTCTTGTATCTCCTGCTGCACTTGCTGCCGCTGCTGAAGCTGATGTCGATGAAGTAGATGCTGAAGTTATTGAAGACCCTATCATGGCAGCTTACCAAGAGTATGGTCAGTCTAGAAAAGCTGGTGTACCTGTGTCTGCAGAGGATGTCCGTAATCAAATGGGTGATATTGGACAAACCTTAGCTGAAGCCACAGATGTAGCAGTAGATTGGACAGTGGGTGCTGCACAAACAGTAGATAGAGGGTTAGCATACGCAACAAAACCTATATCTAAGTTTACGAATGGTACAGCTATGGTAATGGGTTCCATTATGGATGCAGTAGGTATGCCTGGTGCTGATAAAGCTGCTGATAACCTTTATCAATTTGTAGCTGATAGCGTCAATGGTAGACAGAGTAAGCTAGATAAAGGCTTATTTGCTTCTCTACTTGATAATGAAGGTAATCAAGGAGATCCTGATGTTCCAAGTATTTATGAGTTCTTTAAGAATGTCTTTGATATCGACAAGAAAGACTTTGAGAATAGTCCAGAAGCTGTAGCATCTATTGAACAGTTGGCCGCTGACATTCAGGCTAACAAGCGTCAACGCATTGGCACTGTAGGCTTCCAAGACTTAGGCTTACGAGAGGGTGAAAACATTTCTGAAGATATGCCTGAAACTGCTTCTGATACAAACTTAGATAGAATGGAGCAATCACGCCTAGGACGAGTAGGGGCTGAGTCTGACAGGCTCTCTACAGAGTCTAAGTCTATGCCAGATGGTTACATCCCTGTTCAAATTGGTGCAACAGAGTTAAATCTACCTAGTGTCATTGAAGGCCTTAGTGTTGCTGCAAGAAATGCCTTGGAAAAAGATCTTAAAGCTTGGTCTGAGCGTCCGACTCCTAGAGGGTATCAGCCTACACAGATTGGTGCAACAGAGTTGAACCTTCCTAAAATGCTTGAAGCACTAAAGCCTAAGACACGTACTATGGTTGAAAAAGAGCTACAAGCACTGCCTCAAACACCTGAGCGTAGAGCTAATGCTGCACGAGACCAAAGAGTTTCTAATGAAGTTAATCGCCGTGAGCTTACAGAAGGTGCTACACGTATAGCTGAGATGCTCTCACGCCCCACATCTGAAGTAAGCCAAGAGGAACTAACTAAGTTTATCATGGAAGTACAGGCTAAGTTTGGCGAAGATGCAGTGAAGGCAGAACTACAGCGTGTCATTCGTGGCAGAGCAGCAAAAGGCGGTACAGAGTAATGGCTGAAGATCAAGACTTTTTCAATAAACTCATGGGTGGTACTAGAGTTGTAGAGCCTACTGAGGTTAAGCCTGTAGAAGATACAAAGCCCGTAGAAGAAGATGACTTTTTCAATAAACTTATGAGTGGTACTAAAGTTGCATCAGAGCAACCCACTCGTACAGCACAAGCTACAACACGTCCTTACGAAGGTGTAGTAAACAACCGTACAGATAAGCTAAAGAAGGATGACCTTCTACGTACAGAAAACATTGGTGTAATCCGTAGCTATATGGGTCAGAAGTATGGTACGGATGGCGTTAAAGGTACAGACGAAGAAGTCATGGAATCCTTTGTAGACACTATGCGCTGGTTTAACACAAACACTGCAAGTACTATTGGTGAAGCTCGTCGTATCAAGAATGCTGATGAAACTAAAAGAGCCACAGCAGGTGAAGCTTTTGAATTGTATGACCGCTTAGGCAACGTCTTTGTCAACGATGGTGTCATGGGTGCTGTAGATGGCGTGAAAGACTATATCTTTGCTGCTGTTGCTGACCCTACAAACTACCTTGGTTTGCTTACTGGTGGTTGGGCTAAAGCTGGTGCTGTAGGCGTAGGTGCAGCAGGTAAAGAGTTAGTAAAAGGTTTGGCTAGACAGGCTGGTGAAGAGGCTCTCAAGAAAGGTCTCAACAAGACCGCACAACAGGCTGCTGTAGATGCAGCGGTATCAGGTGCTACATCTCAGCTTGTTAAGCGTGGCATTCGTGGACCTGCTCGTAAGGCTCTTATCAAGGAAGCAGCTAAACGTGAAGCTGATCTCTTTGAGTATACCATTAAGCGCCGGGCAGAGTCTGACTTTATGAAAGACCGTATTACGTCTGCAACTAAAGGTTCTATCATCAACACTATTGCACTTGATGGTGCAGTAGCTGCAATGAACGATGTACAGATCCAAAACACAATGATGGATGTAGGTGTACAAGAAGAGTATAGCCTCCTTCAGACAGGCTTCTCGTCATTGCTTGGTGGTGTTGGTGGTACATTCCAACTTGCAGGTATGAACCTTCCTATTAAGTCTAACGTATCTGACATTGCTGCTGATATTGATATTGGTAAGATGAAGGGTGAGATGACTAGGACTATTAACCTAGCTCTAGACAAGACTGAAACTAAGCAAGCTACTGATGCAGTACTTAAAGCAGCTAAATCTTGGAAAGAGAAAGTAGCTCGTGGTAAGGCTGTCTATGACGATGTACCTACTGCTGTAGACCTTATTAAAGACATCATGTTTGGTGCAGATGAGAAGAGCGGTCTCGTAGCTATCTACAGAGACAAGGGTGTACAACTACCACAAGACATGCGGGTCACAGACCTAATGACTAACCTTGTGAAGTATATGGCACCTAAAGAGCTTGATAGCATCAACAAGGAGATTAAATCTCTTGGTATTTCCCTTGGAGACACAACACAAGTAGCTACAAACCTTCGTGATCTTATTGCTGTAGAAGTTAGCAAAGGTGGCCAGCTTCTTAATGTAATGTCTCAAGTACGTAGAACTATTGATGGCGGTGTATACAGAGGTGAGCAGATCTTGCAGCAACAAACAGAAGAGGCTATGGAAGCCTTGCCTGATAAAGCTGACTATGGTCGCTACATGCAGGGTCTCTGGAGACGTATGCTTGTATCCAGCCCTGCTACATCTGCAGTAAACGTATTGGGCTTTACTCAATTCTATGGTGGTACAGCTATCGCAGAAGTGCTGACAGGTAGTCAGTTCTTGGTTGCTGGCCTCATTAAAGGTGGTAGCAAGACCGCTGCAGGTAAAGAGAGCCTGAGAAAAGCTGCTGTGTACAAAGATATGGTTACACAAAAGCTTCGCTATCTTGCTGACCCTCACTCCACCAAAGAAGCCTACATGAAGATCCTAGAAGATTATGACAATGTTCGTAAGACTCTATATGAATCTCTTACAGGTGGTGTAGACGTTAATGCTGAGCGTTATGGTATTGATCCTAGCAACCCTATCTTTAAGAGCTTGGAATCTCTTGCAGAAGGTTCTTCTATTATTGCTGGTGTAAGAGCGCAGGACACTTGGTCTAAGTCTGTCATGTTTATGTCAGAGATGGATAAGCAGATGCGTCTGAAGCATGACATGCCTCTAGATGCTGTATTGCGTGGTGGTAAGATGGAACTTATTGATGATGACATCTTAGGTAAAACATTGGATGCTACTCAGAAGTCGGTCTTCTCTAAAGACTATACAACAGGTCAAAACTCTTTGGTTGAGGGTGTAGCTACAACTGTAGAGTCTATCTCTCGTGCGCCTCTCTTGGGTACACTCTTGCCGTTTGGCAGGTTCTTCAACAACGTACTAGCATCCACATACCAGTGGACAGCGGGTGGTATGCTTGGCTACGCTGGGGCTATTAAGCGTCAGGTAGTGAATGGTAAGCCTATTGAAGTGTCTGACGTAGAGGCGTTGTCTAGAAGCGCTGTAGGTCTTACATTCATGTATCTAGCTATGGACTACGACAAGGAGCGTCAAAAGGATAACCTTAGCATCTTTGACGTTAAAGTAGGTGATACTATTGTTAACGCTCAGAACACTTTCCCTATGTCTCTGTTCCTATCTGCTGGTAGACTTCTCAATGATAAGCGTGAAGGCAAGCCAGTAAACAACGAAGTCTGGATGTCTACACTTGAGCAGTTGGCTGTTGGTCAGCTTGCATCTGATGTAGAGTTTAAGAATGACATTCGTGCGCTGGGCGAAGCTATCTTCAGTGAAGATGGTGACAAGGGTGCTGCTATGCTTGATGGCCTAGCTATGAAGTCTGGTAACTTTGTAGCAGGTTTCACAAGACCTTTGGATGCAGCAAACAAGATGGTTGGCCTCATGGTTAACAATGATGCAGCTAAAGATGTGAGACAGGCTGAAGGTGGTGCTGTCATTGCTCAGAGTGCAACCAAGTACGTAGACAACATCATTGAACTTCTGATTGGTGAGACAGAGACTATCACAGGTGATACACTACGTGTAGCTACTCGTGAGGGTGATCTGAGAGATCCTAACCCTTTCTTGTCTATGCTGGGTATTAAGATCCAAGAAGGTCGTACCCCTGGTGAAGAGCTTTACGATATGATGGACATGCCACGCTATACAGCTAACAAGCGTACACAGATTGCTGCATATGATCGTGCCTACAACGAGTATATTGCACCAACGGTTAATCGTTATGCACAAGAGATGTTATCTAATCCTGACTTCCAAGCTCTACCAGAGGATAAGCAGAGAGTAGTAATGACTGCTAGACTAAAGGAAGCTGCTACACAGATGAAGACATACCTTGAGAATGCTCCTACGGAATCTCACATTCAAACTATCAGGCTTAAAGCTTTGGCTGTACCTAAAGCACCAAAACAAGCTGCACTGAAGTTTCTGCGAGAAGAGGAGGGCTTTGACGGTACAATCAAAGATATGTCATACTTAGAACTAGCAGCCTACATGCAATACGTAGAATACTACAAAGCCCAGACAGACTGGTAAAACAAAAGAAGAGGGGAGCCGCTAAGCTCCCCTTTTTTTATTACTTAACACCGTGTGTGTCTGCTGCTTTCTTTGCCCACATGATCGACTCTGTTAGTCGCTCTAGTGCATTGATCCGCTCTTCTGACACATATAGATTATCTGTGTAGTACTTCTCTAGATTAGCAGCGGCTTCCAGCAAGGCTTCAGAAAAGATATCACCATAAGACTTCCTGAACACTGCTGCTTCTTCTTCTATACTCATAGACCTTCTTTCATAAACACCTTAACCCACTCAGCACAGATACCACTACGCACAATGTCATCCACACCAAACTCAATGACAGGAACATCCAACAAGTGCTTCTTAGAGAGATGAATGACCTTGGCGAGACCAGACGTACCTTTAAGATCGGACTGTTGAATGTCCCCGTTCATAACGATTGTACTACCTTCGCCTACACGAGTCAACAGCATTTTAATCTCTGCTACTTCGATGTTCTGGGCTTCGTCTACAATGATGAAAGCATTATCAAAGCTACGACCACGCATGAGTGCAAGTGTAGCTACTTCGATGTTGCCAGCCTTTAGTGCTGTATCTACTGCACCACGACCTAGATGCTTTACCAGAACGTCCAACACAGGTAAGGCCCAAGGCTGTGCTTTCTCTTCAAGAGTACCGGGCAAGAACCCAATGTCTTTACCTACAGCTACGTGAGGCCGTGTGATAACGATCTTGTCGATCTCTTTGAGAGTATACAGATCGGCAGCACATGTAGCTGTGACGTAGGTCTTACCAGTACCCGCAGGGCCAAGGATAAGCACTTGCTGGCTTGTGTTGATAGCTTGGATAAGCTTCCCTTGGTTTACCGTCTTAGGTACAATACCTGACACAGGCTTAGATGCCGCCCCTTTGTATGTAGTCTTACGGCGTGAGCGTGTAGTCTTCTTTGGTGGTTCACTATCGTTCATAGCTTTACTAACTCTGCTGATGTATATGGGATATGGAAAAACAACTCACCCTTCTGGATGTATCTACCTAGAGCTTCTTTTAGACTCTCTTTAGTTAGAAGGGTGTCCTTAATGCGCCATGCCTGTTTGAAGTCAGGGCGGAAGATGTAGAAGTTTAGAACACCGTCTACACTCTTGTGCTTGTCTAGCAATCGTTGCTTTCGCTCTGGTAGTCGGATCTCTTTCCAGTTTGTATTCCAATCACCTGTCCACCCTGTTTTAACTTCAACTTCATTGAAGTAGGTTAATCCATTCTTCTGTGATACTACATCTACATTGTAATTCTCTTCGTTGCTTACAATAGTATGCCCATTAGCCTCTAGGTGACCTACCAAAGCCGCACGAGCAGGTTCGTCGTATGCTTTGTATAAGGCATTACTAAATGGTTTTCTATAAGCTGACATGCAGTTTCCTTTTTTGTTATGGTGTCAGTCAGGGGAATTGAACCCCCTCAACAACTGCGCCACTGACGCCTAGGGTAGCTGTTGTTGTCGGCAAACCTGCACTGACATATTGGTCCTCCCTACAGGACTCGAACCTGTAACCTAGTCATTAGAAGTGACTTGCTCTATCCTGTTGAGCTAAGGAAGGGTTTGGGTGAAGACTATAGGCTCTTGATATACTTGTCAAGTTCCTCATAACCACCAATGTACTCACCCTGTGAGTTCCAGATTTGTGGTACAGTTGTAAGCTCTGCCTTGCCTAGCAAGTCTTTAAGCCACTTAGAACTACGGATGTTGTAGGTTACTGAGTACATCTTGTTCTCTACCATTAACGCCTTAGCCTTATCGCAGTATGAGCAGTTGTCTTGTGTAATGACGATGAATGTCACTGTGTCACCTCCTTCAGGTGTGTAAGCAGTTTAGACACATGCTCAGGTGGTTAGAGTTAACGGATAGGGCAAGCACCTGTGGCACAAGCTTCGTCAGACAGATCATCTGTAGAGGCCAAGTTAGTCAAGTCTACTGGCATCAACGTGTTAGCATACGCACGATACACTTCCTCAGATACGACCTCCTGTGGCAAGTAGGCATAACCCAAGTCTTCTGCTGTCTTAGTTGGGTCATTACGATAGATGAATGACACACCCACATATGTATCCCAGTTGTCCAAGATCCAGTCAATGATGACAGGAACCTCACCAGTGTCGTAGCTGATAGTGACAGAACAGTTGTGATCTACGTAGTGATCCATCATCAACTTGTAACGATCAAGCTGACCAATGGCTGACTCAAGGTTAACATGCTTGCCGTCTACTACATCAAACTTAACATCCTCGTAGGCTACAGGGAATGTAACCAACACACTGTCAATCTCGAAGGGCTTGTCGATCACCTTGTAGCCAGCAGCTACCAGTGTAGGGATGATCTCGTCATGCTTAGAGAACGTCACGTTGTTGAAGAGATACTTACCTAGTGGCTTGTGTACACCCTCAGTAGTGTCCATGATCTTAGACAGTGTACCAGAAGGCTTGACTGTAGTGACCAGCTTAGCACGAGGCAAGCCCAGCTCGTCAGCCATAGAGTTGGCACCCTTCTTAGCAGAAGAACGTAGTGCCTGTAGCATAGCTTCGATGTTGCTTACACCTGTGTGGTGATCCAAGAACTTAACAATACCTGTAGCACCTACACCACAGAGACGGAGGAACTCGTTAAGCTCGTGCCAAGAACGCTGCAACACACCATCATCTAGGTTCACACATGTCTGACGGTAGTTAGCACGAGCTACGATCTCAATAGCTTCTTGTAGTCCACCAAAGTCAGTGAGGAACTTACCCCAATCTACCTCGACAAGGTTGCAAAAACTCTTATTTCCGAGCAAAATCTCAGCGCAAGGATTTACACCTTTAAAGTGTGGCGCTCTCTTCTTTGCACTTTCTGCGTTAATGAACCCAGGCTCAGACCCACCAGCCTCAACCATCTTGTCGAAGATGTAGCTAAGCTCCCACTTGGTTGGCTTCTTATGGAAGACAATAGAGTTGTTGGACTGCTGACGATGCTCATTACCGTGCAACCAGAAGTCTTTCTTAGCTGAGATGAAGGCGTCTACTTCAGGGTCAGACACTGGCATCAAAGCAATCTCAGCAGAACGACGAGAGGATAGTGTAGTACCCAAGTGGTTAAGCACATCAAGGATGTCGATACGTGTAAGAAGCTGACCAGCACGATCATTCATCAAGTCACAGATGCGTTGGAATGCTACAGTAACAGTGGCATCGCCTGAGCTAATCCAACCGTAACCCTTGAGGCGTTCACCTGCTGCACGTACTTCCGTAAAGTCCAAGACCAGTACATCTACAGCATCCTTCATAGCAAAGAGTTTACCTGCTGACTTAGCCCAAGCTTCAGCACTATCACCAATCTTTAGGTGGTATGTCTTCTTGCCGTCTTCATCTACGGATGTCCATGACTGGTTGCTAGGACAGCCCTTAGTTTCACCCAAGACCTTAGCAGAGCGAATGATCTTCACGTCTAACTTCTTAGCGAAGCCATTGAGTGTACCGACAACAGGCTCGAAGCCTACACCACACCCTTGAAGCAACAACCACATAGCATCTACGATATCGTGTACAGTCTCTACACGGCCAAAGGAACAATTGAACTGTGATGCTTCTCGTGTCTTAGACACCTGTGTACCGCCCAGCCACAGTGTACGGCCTGATACAGTAGCTTTACGCTCCATCATAAGGGTACGTAGCTTATTAAGTTCGTCGGTCTCTAGCATGTCTAGGGTGCTGCCCTTGGCACGTTCCCAGAGCCACTTCTGGTGATCAACTACACGATCTACTGTCTCACCCCATGTCTCGAAGGTGCCATCCTCTTTAGGGCGGTTATATGTACGCCGTGTCACCACATTGGCACGAGTAGAAAACTCTTGGTAGTTCTTAGTCATCGCTTGTCTCCGCTTCCTTTAAGTGTGCCACGTTCTTTGCGGCCATTCAGTTTTTCCATATTAAGCTCTGCTACTCTCTTCAAGCTACCACCAAAGATGTGAGAGGTAACTGTCAGGTAGTACAATACATCGCCTAACTCATTTAGAATGTCTTCATTAGTAAATCTAGTCTTATCCCTATAAACTTTCTTTACTTTCTCAGCTACCTCACCAGCCTCTCCTACAAGACCTAAGACGTTCTCAAATAGCCTGTCAGTACCTTCTGTCATAACAAGTGTCTCTGCCCAGTCACTATAGAACTGCATCTGGTCTTTTGAGGCTTCTTGGTTCTCAAACATATCAAAGTAACCCATTGCCTTCAAATCTTCTCCGCTAATCATAGTCTCTCCTTCACTATCAGATTATCAATCTCTACATCATCTACATCATACATAACATCTGTAATCAGATCGTGTATATCAGACTCGTGTGCATCTTCATACGAAGACAGGATATTGTTAGACTTATCCACCTTCAAAACAAACATGACATTAAACTTTTTCTGGCTCATCCTTCTTTCTCCTGTAATGCTTCTTTCTCCTGTAATGCTTCGTTCATCTTACGCAGGTAGTATGCCGCCTTATGCATATCCTCTAAAGGCTTCTGCTTGTATTTGTAACGATGTTGATACTTAATCAAGTTACCGTGACAGTAAGCAATGAAACCATCTAGTCCCAGCACTTGCTTGATATACTCAATACACTCTATTCCACCAGAGTTATAGTGCGCTGGGCGTTCTACTGGATCATATTCACTCATGCTGAACCTACTGTTTTTGTTTTAGCATTCAAAGTCAGGACATTACCTTCCTTTTTGTACACAGGCTTTGTATCTTCTTCCATATCAGCCATAACCTCTTCATATTGATCTGGGAATAGATGCTTAGCAATCTCAGTCATAGCTGGGTATAGCTCTTCAATGAAGTCTGGGTACTCGTCGTTATACATAAATGCAGCCGACATAAGCATAGCTGCCTGTAGCATCTCTGCGCCAGCCATACCATTTGGAACTTCTTGAGAGATAACTATGCCTGTACTGATGATATTGTTCCACTCACCATCCTCACCGTACTCTGGCTTGATGATGATAGCTACTTCATCCTCTTTAAGGGTATAGCCCATTAGGTCTTCCTTTTTGTCTTTAGCAGAATCTTACTTGTATTACAGCGTGATCCTGGCTCTGTCAACCAACTCTCAGGGATTACCCTATGTGACCACTTATACCCATGCTTCTCACACCACTCAAAGTATCTAGACTTAGCGCCCTTATTGAGAGGTGCTTTAGCATTCCAGAACACGAAGCGGATATCTAACTCTGGGTGCTGCTCCTTGACTGCTAAATGTTTACGGCGGTCATCAGCGTCGAAGTAGCCTTTGGTTTCAATTAAGATACCATTATCTAACTCGAAGTCTGGTGTATAAGTTCTGTATCTAAGATCCTCCCATTCAATCTTTAGAAGCTCATATTTAACTTCTAACTGTCTCTCTGACAAAAACGCAACGGCCTCATCTTCAAGGCCGCTGCGATAGCTACTAGATATATGTCTTGCTCTTCTAGCCATTAGGTATCTTCCGCCAAGTAGATGTAGTCTACCATAGGTGGGTTTTTAGCCTTAGAGTTTGGCGATGGTATGGTCTGTAGTGTAGGCCAACATTTGTGTTTGAAGGCACAGAAACCACACTCGACACCCAGCTTTGTATTGCCCGTCTCTTTGCGATAGAACGTCTCTTTGATAGGCTCAAAGCAACGCTCAAATGGCTCGTCGTTGTCGATGTAATCTGTAAGCTCTTCAATCTGTTTCAGAACAGCCTCTTTGTCTACGCCATCAGCAGCAACGTACTTAAACTCGCCATTAGCTTTGTTGACTACCCACCAGCCGCCAACCTCTTTACCTGCGCCCTCTGCATACCCTACAAGCTGTGGGATGTAGCCGAAGCTGTCACCTGTAGCTAAGGCCTCAAAGGATGCAAACTTGTTTTGATAAGACCACGGAGACGCAGACTTAACGTCATCCACCTTACCATCCAAGATCATGTCATACTCACCACGGATTTCTTTACCGTTAGCTAACTTGAGTGTGACGTAATCGTTGTCTGTAAACTCCACATTTGCTGCTCTCATAATACCTTTGAACACTGCTTCAACAATGTCACCGAGGATCATGTTCATCAGGAAGTGTGGCGGGAAAGGTGTCTTACCCTCTGGTTCATTCTTGTCATACCATAGCTGGCACTTAGGGCGACCAATGTTAGACATGCGTAAGCGGAATGCGTCACGAGGACCACTATCAAACTGCTTAAACAACGCTGCCTTAACGTCGGAGGCGACCTTATCAGCCACCTCCTCTGTCATTGTAGTCTCACCCGCCATAGCTCTTTGCAAGAATGTAAAGATTGCTAGTTCTGCAGGGTGATTCATTAGTCTGCGTCCACATCAATGATAGAACCAACAAGAGCGGCATCTTCAGCACTCATGCTACGGTCAGAGCGTTCATGGTGCATATCCATGATCTTACCGTTGCTGTACTCAATGAAGCCCAAGAAGTCTTTAAGCGTCTCATTGTCTCCGTCAGACAGTTCAACCGTCTCACCTACAGCAGACTTGATGATACCATAAGTAGCACCTGTTGGGATGCTAGCCTCTTCACCAGTCAAGGTAAGTGTAGCCATGATTGGAAGCAGGTTCTTACGAGCAAGAACAGCAAGTGAAGCATCAATAGCCTTCAAGCTGTCACGGTTCTTAACATCCATTACGAATGGCAAGTTCTCGTACTTACCAGAGATGTCTTCACCCTTTTCGTTCTTAGGCTCAGCGATAGTGACTACACCCATATACATCTTTACACGCTTAACAGAGCGCATAACTTCTTTAACTGCATCAGACAAAGCGTTGAAGTCTTCGATGTAACCACTTGGACGTCCCAGGTTGAAGCCACCAATGCTGTCCTGCATATCACCATTGAGATTGTTGCCCATGACAGACTTTTCCATCTCGTTAGTTCCAGAGTTCCAGCGTTGCCACTGTTGGCGCTGGGCGAAGACACGAATAGAGATGCTCTCTGAATAGATAACATCGTCACCCATTGTGATCTTGTAAGACCCTACAGGGATAACGTCTGTCTTGATCTTCTTACCACCTACGTCAATCTCACCCTTGAGTGCGGTGCTGACTACGTTGATACGTGCAATAGATGGGCCATTCTGTTTACCAGAAGATTCTGATACACCCATCAACTCTGCGAGAGACTTACCACGATCTGCGGCTACTGTTAGTTCTGTACTCATTTTATTCTCCATGAGATTTGTGTTAAAGAGACTAAGTTATACCATCAAGCGTCTTTTACGTCAAGCCAATTAGGCCCAATCTTTGACTCAAGTAGTAGTGGCACGTTCATTACAACACCATAGGCTTTCTCTATGAGGTCGTTTAGTTCTTCGTTCATATCGTCAATGATTTGTAGCACGATTTCCTTCTCCTCTGGGTGAGTATCTACAACTGTTGAGTCATGCACTGTATTAACAAGGCAGGATTGTAGACCACTTAACCGTTTCTCCAATTCTATCAGCACGACAGGAACCACATCACCAGTAGCAAAGCCCTGTACTGGGTAGTTCTTGATCATAGTGAAGTGTGATACACCGCCACGCTGGTTACGTTTAACATCTGGGAAAGCGTATTGCCGCCCAGACTTACTGGTAATCTTGTTGAAGCGTACTGCTTCATCTGCCAAGCTCTTGTGCCAAGCAGCTACACCTTCATACTTCTCGTTGAAGTGGATGTAGTATGCCTCTTCTGCCTTACTTCTGCCGTACCCTGTAGCCCCGAAGAGGGGTGCGAAGGTATGCTCCTTAGCTTGCTGACGTGTAGTAGGCTGTCCAGCATCTGTGATAACCTGTGCAGTGTAGCTGTGAACATCAAAGCCGTTTGCAATCTCTGCAATAGCTACAGGGTCTTGCGATAGGTATGCAGCAGTACGAAACTCTAGCTGTGCAAAGTCTGCCTCTAGGATGTGACCGCCCTCCCAGCGTGATATGAACACACGCTTAACAGGGAATGTGCCGCCACGAGGCATGTTCTGCATGTTAGGGTTACGACCACTGAAGCGGCCAGTAGCAGTAATGTGCTGTGTTAGACCTACGTGTAAGTAGCCATCTTTCTTGGTGAAGGTGTCAATGCCTTCGACGAATGAAGATAGGTAGCTGCTAACAGCAGACAGACGCTTGAGGTCAGTAAGAAAGCTGATCGCTTCTTCCATGCCCTTTGTCTTAGCCGTACCAATGAGTACATCTAGGTTATCCTTTCCTGTGCTGAAACCATTGGCGCTGACCCACTTCTTTGTAGGTGCAGCAAATGCTAGTCCAGCTAATATATTTGTCTCTTTTAGTTGATAACCACGAGCATCGCAGTCCTTGCACTTGTTTGGACGGGAAAACTTTGTGCCATCCTTCTTTATCTTAAACACCTTACCTTGACCCTTACATTCAGGGCAGGTGAAAGCTTTAGTGCGGCGGATCAGAGTGCTGTTAGCCTCTACAGCCTGTGTGAACTCTTTCTTATCATTGGCATACTCGAATAGAGTAGCCCACTCTTTCTTGTTGTTGATCTTACGAGAGAAAACTACCTGAGACATCTGCTCTGGTGAGTTGAGGTTTATAGGTGTGTCGCCCATGATCTCACGCACCTTGTGTTGCAGTCTGTCTTCGATGTCTGCCTTCTCTTGCTCAAACTCTTTACGCACTGCATCAAGGGCAACACGATCCACCTTGAAACCTGCCATATACATACGTGTAAGCGTCTTACATGTGTCAAACGTAACTGCCTTAACCTTGGCTAACGACTGCGCCTCTGGCTCACTATAGTCTGCCTCAATAGCGTGAAACAGTTCTCGTGTCGTATCTAAGTCAGCTTGAAGATAGAACGTAAGCTCTTTCAGTGGGATCTCGTTGGTGTTGTAACCATCCTTGAAGTACTTCTTGAGAGTGTCATCCTTTTGCGAAGTTAGCTGTCTGCGCTGGGCGCATCCGTCTAGGCTAAGGCTATCCTTCTGGCCTCGCAGTAAGATGTATTCCGCTAACATTGTGTCATATATGTCACAGTCATATGTAAAGCCACACTCCCACAACCACATAAGATCGTGCTGGGCATTATGCATGATCAGAAGCGTAGTCATATCTAGGATATCTTGGATAAGCTTACGCCCAGCGCCACTGGTATCCTTAGCTTCTACGTGATCAATGTTAACAATGAATGTCTCTTCGGCATTATCCGCATTCTGCATCCCAACCTGCACAAGGAAGTTACCCTCCTCATACGGATCAAGGTGCCACTTGTCGTTACGCATTTGTGTAGTGTTCTCAACGTCTAATACCAGTCTCATCCATCTCTCCTCTATGCGCTATATAGGCTGCGCCCACCATCCAACTCACAGTGTACCACACCATGCCAGCCACCTTTAAGCTTGTTCTTAGCGATGTTCAAGTGTCGCTGAGTGTCTTGCTCGTCTGCACCTTCGACTACAGGGTTCTTACTGATCAAGACCATCAGGTCAGCTTCAGCAGCCTTACCTGTCTTGGAGCCTTCCATCATGGACTGATCCACAATGACCTTACCTTCTGCTACCGCACTTAGCTGTGACATCCAGACTACGCAGCAACTGTACTGCTTAGCGATGTTACGTGCATAGATGGCTGCATCCTTGAGGTATACGTCTGACTTGTCACTGGTCTTAGATGCAAACTTGTCACCCATGTCTAGGATCAGGATGTCAGGACGTTCTTGCTTCACTAGGGATTCAACCCACTGCATGTCTTTGTTTGTGCTGTCCTTAATACGGATGTTCTTACGTACTGGCTCATAGCGTGAACGGGCCAGCGTCACGTTACCCTTAACCTCTTCCATAGTCATACCAGCAGCAGCACTCAAGTAACGTGCGCCTACACGCTCATATGCCTCCTCGTTACACAAGACTACGCACTTGGCTCCTTGATGCGCCCAACCCCCAGGCCCAGCAATCAGTGATGCATGGAAGGATGTCTTACCTGTGTTGGGACGTGCGCCAACCAGAAGTAGGTGACCCCCACTAACACCCTCGACCTTACGCTGTAGACTAGGGATGTTAAACTTCCACTGTGTCTGTAGATCGTTAGCCTCAAGCAGACGGTCAATAGAGATGTCTTCCCATGTGATCTTAACATTGGGTGTGAAGTCATCTTTGTAGTCATCCAAGATGCGGCGTAGAGGCTCCAAGGATGTCTGTGACCCGTTAACGAAGTCAAAGCCTAGGTTAGCTACAAGATCGCCTACATACTGCTGGAACAATTGCCCTAGCACTGTGTCTGCAATCTCTTCTTTGACTACATCAGCTTTATCCATCTTACGGAATAGATCACCGTATGCAGTCTTTGTAGCTGTAGTCATGGTCTGGTTCTGTGCGTAGAACAGCGCTTCTAGGTCAGCCATGTTGAGGTCGCCATCGTAGTTGTTCATAGCATGATCTAGTGTCTGCTTGATCTTACGGATGTCCTTAGTGAAGATCTTATCTGGGCATCTGATACCCTTGTGTTGGTCATAGAAGTCACGCTTTAGGAGCGTCTTAATCAGTGCTAGTTCCATCGTCATCGTCGTTCTCTCCCCGAACCCAGTATATAATAGTCATTACAGCCACCCAAGGCCACATCAGCGAAAACTTGTCAGCGGCATAAGGGTCTTCATTCTCATCCTCTGGCTCTGTAATGGAATACAGTAGTACCACACCTAAGAGATACATAAAAGCTGCACCATTTAGAAACATCGCTACATTCATTTTGTGTCCTTGGGTGTTGCATAGTAAGCGCCTTCTTTACTGCTTAGTGCAGCAAATATGTCTAGCACCTGTTGGTATGACATGAAGAGCATCTGATACTCCTCTAAAGAATTGTCAAACTGTCTCATGTAAACAGAGCCATCATCTGCCAGAATTACTTCAACGTCTTCAAATTTATCACGCTCGTCTAGTGTAGTAATGATGGAAGCATCAGACTCAAACTCTACGGTAAACATTAGTGGTACTCCTCTATCTCTTGTAGCATAGCGTTGACGTATGAATACACGTAATCTTGGTTGTCCCACTTCTTCAGTCTAGCCTTCAATGTAATGAGGTTATCTAAAAGTAAGGAGAGTTTGTCTTCTGCATTCCATGCTCGTTCAGCCCACTCTTCCTTAGTTGCTACGTCTACTCTGTAGTCACTCATAGTCTTTCACTCCGTGTTTCTCAATGTCGCCTAGCATGTGTTCTAGCATCCACTTGATGTCTTCTTTGTCCTCGCTCTGGATGCTTACGGGTTCTGCAGTGTAGCTATCTGAACTGTAGTAGTAGTAGTTCTTATGCACTGCATACCAGACCTCATCGTCAGGCTCTGTGTGCTTCATTAGTTGATAGTGCCAACTCATTCCGTTTCTCCATTTGTCTATTAGGATCGTCACGAATTGCTCATTAGAGCATCCCAGCTTACTGGGAATAGTTCTGACATCTTCTCACTGATCTGGTCAGCTAACACACGGCTCTCATACTGAGTGTCTTCCTTGCAGCGTAGGCGGCACATGTCAGCAAAGGCATCAAGGCTACCAGACCAGTACCACTCAGTTAGCTGCGAGGTTGGCAACACCATACGTGCCATCTCAGGGGCGACATCGCTATTAAGCATAGCATTATAAAGGTCTAATGCCCTAGCATTTACATAAGATGACCACCTACTAGGTGTATCACTTACATTATCATACTCTGTATGGCCCTCAATAGAAAGTTCAGGGTCTGCAACTATCCAGTATAACATGTCCACTACTTCATCACTAGACCCTTGCTTCTTATCCTCACTACGCCCACGCCACACGTCAGGAACATAGAACTCAGGCTTATCATCCACGTACCTACGACTGATCTCATTCCATCGCAGGAACTTATGCTTCACTAGCTGACGTGCTACGAAGATAGGTGCCTTGACGTGGAAGCTTGCAAAGGCGTGACCGAAGGGGCTGATGTGCTTATGCTTGGCTAGGTAGTTGATGAGCTTGGCATCTCTCTCAAGTAAGCCTTCTCTTAGTGCAGAGAACTCCCAATCACTCTTCTTACCAAAGGATACTCGTGCTGCGTTAACTACGGACAGGTCACTGCCCATGTGGTCGATGTATGTAGCTGTGATCTGGTTAGTCATTCTGTAACTCCTTCATAATTTCTACGTTGACGGGTTTAAGGCCTAGTCCTACCAAGGCTTTGTCATAAGCTCTTGCTGCTTCTAATTCGCAGGTGAAGGCACCTATGTGAGTTTGTTTGTTTTTAACCATAATATGGACATAAAACTTTTTTCTATCTTTTCTCCAATACACACCTTGATAAGGACTGCTCGTCTTCTGACTCTTGTAATAAGCCTGTGTATTCTCTCTGTTGGTGACTAACCGTAAGTTAGTATAGTGGTTGTTAGTCTTAACACCGTCTATGTGATCCATACAAGAAGTAGGCCATTCACCATACTCAAAGAACCAAACAACGTGGTGCGCCCTATGGACGAGATGTTTATTATTAAGGTATGATACAACATACTGATAACCCTTATTTGTTAACCCTAAAGCAGGTTTACCCATTCTATTGTTAAATACCTGACCCTTATCTCTGTCGTATGTGTAGTTAGCCATTAGATGATCTAACAATTCTTGGCTAGGTTTCTTAGGTATATGGTATGACATCTGTTATCCTCTTCAGTCTCTCCATGTCATCGTCTAAGCGATACTTGATATCATCGTCAAGCCTAAATGCCGTAGCTTTAGCGCCTGTCCATAGGTTGATCTCTCTGCTGAACTGCAAGGTCTTGTGTGCTGCATCTGGATCTAGTGCCACGATAACTTTGCTATACTCACCAATCTTAGCCATGTGGTTAGGCGTCAGGGATGTCCCCAGGATTGCCATAGCTGTAACATTTGGCAACTCTTGGTGGGCCACTATAGCTGACACACAATCCTCTACCACAACGATGGTGCTACCCGATCCCACAAGGTAATAGTCTGCCTTGCCTGAGTAGCGATACCACTTAGGTATCTTACCACCTACAGCCCTGCCATTAGCGTCGATGATGCGGCCCTTGAAGTGGATGGGGAACACAACACGTTCATCCTTCACGTCATACATCAGGCCTCTTGAGGCGATACCCCAGCGGCTAACAAACCTGTGAAACTTATCATGCTCTGCGCTGGGCTGCACAACATACTCAGGTATCTCCATAGTCTCTACCTCCTTGGCCTTAGCTTTGGGCCGCTTCTTCAGTAAGTGCTGCACTTCTATGGCTGTAAGGTTGCCGTGATAAAAGCCCTTGGCTGAACAGTCTAGCTTGTAGCAGTTATACTTGATCTCACCCATCTCTTTGGTGATCGTGAAGGTGTTCTTAGCAAAGCAAGATGGACAGTTCATGCGGCGGCTCTCGCCATCCTTGATCTCTACTGTCTCTACATATCTACGAATGCTCATCTTCATTCACCCCCTGCATGTAACTACACTCTTTAATGTTAAAGAACTGCCAACAAACTCTATAGTCTATACTATACCACTCACCCCTTATTCTCTTTTTAGCAAGCTTTTCATGTATTTCTTTTTCTATACCTCTTGCATCTTTCTCAGACCAAGGCCCAAAGAAGGTATGTAGAATTATACGTTTGCTATTAGCACACTGTAATGCCTCTCTCCTCTTAAACGGGTCTCTACTTATTCCTATCTTTGTTATAACATCTTCTCCGTCAGGAGACATGAAGTAAACATAACAACCTTTTGGGTGTCGGAGATAGAGGTTATAGCTACGAATGCTCATCTTCATTACCTCTTGCTGATAGTGCCTTAGACGCACCGCTGAATGTGTTGACCATGTATGGGGCCAGTGATGTCGGACTAGCATGTCCCGTCACCTGCATAATACCAACTAAGTCTACACCTGCTTCCATCATTTCTGTCACTGCTGTGCGTCTCAAATCCATAGCTGTAAGTTCACGTGATAGATTAGCTTCGTCCAATACTGCATTGATATTGTTAGATATTTCATTAATCAGGTAAGGTCTGATCAAGCCCTTGTTGATAGAAATCTTAGGCGCAACAAAATCCTGGAACCCGAACTCCTCTTTTTGTGTGCGTAACATTTGGCATAGGTTCTGACTGATAGGTAGATGCACATCAGCACCTCGCTTAGATTGTGTCAAGTCCATGCGGCACTGATCAAGGTCTAGGCTTTCCCACTTCAGCATCCTCATGTCACCTACTCGCTGGCCCCAGTCATATGACATATGAACCAGCAACCCTAAGCTTCGATATTCCCACTTGCTATATGCAACGGTCAGGAAAGATTTGATGTCTGACCTCTCCCACTTAACCTTACGTGGCTTAGTGGCGATAGTCTTGATAACAGCTACAGGGTTATGGATCATGATATCCTTGGTCATGCCATAGCGCCAAGCTACTGACAGTGCTGACTTTGTGTAGTTAGCTTGGCGTATACCATAGGATGCCACCCATTTCTCGTAGGCTGTAGCTAACATCCCAGCGGTCAGGTCACAGATACGGATGTTAGCAAGCTTAGTCTTGTGCTTGACTGTTGTCTGCATAGCCTTAGTCAGGCATCGCTCATACTCTAGCTGTGTCTTGCCTGTGACCCGCAGGTAAGCAGGGCTGGCATAGTAAAACTCAATTAGCTTTTCTATCTTTGCTGTGCTTTTGGGTATCTTCATCTGTCTCCCTCTCCTTCTTTGGCGTCACTGGTAGCCTACCAACCCAAGATGTTACGTCATCAATGGGATCGTCGCTTCTTTGATTGTTCATACTCCAGTTCCTTCTTAGCAAATGCAATAGATTTACATAGCCCAACAAGATAAAACACGCAGATAGCGGCTGGCAAGATTACCATAGTGCTGCCCCCTCTTGCAAGTGTTCTAGCTCTGACAGTTGATCTGACAGAATGTCGATGCTGGCGTCAGTATCTGTATCCCACTCCATATTCTCTACTGTCTTCATCAGGTCTCTGTCAAATGATCCTACAGGGACGTTGCTGGTTCTGTTGCGGCTCATAGTCTTACGCCTCCTCTTGTAGTGTGTATCGCACATAGCGCTGGCCTGTGACGGGGTGTCGTTTAAGCGTAGACAGGATGTTATAGCCCAGCGCACGAAGTTCATGAATACGCTTGGTAAGGCTGCTAATGCTGTATTCAATCATCGCCTCTCTCACCGTAATACCTTTACATGTGCGGAGGTGCTGGAGGATCTTCTTGTGTTGTGTTTTAGTTTGCATTGTGCATCTCCATTGTTTTGTTTGCTTCATATACCGCAATGGCAAAGCCACGAGGTGTTGCTGATCGTATGTCTTTGGTGCGCTGGCTCTTACCGCCCAGCTTCATCATCGCTGTGCTGTAACCATTACCGTGATAGGCCTCTGGGTCAACACTAATCTTGTATGGCATCACAAAGCCGCCACCTGTCCAGAGACATGTGTGCTTTTTGTATGCATCCTTGGCTGCGATGTATTCGGGCCAGCGTGGATGCTCTGATTGATCGTAAGGAATGTAACCACCATATTCATAAGGGTGGAACTTATGGTCAGGCTTGCGCCACTGGGTAGCCAATACAGAGATAGGGTTTTCGATGAAGTATGGCACACCCAACATATCAAAGAAGGTTGCACACATCACAGCATAGTTGACAGCCTTGATCTGAAAGTCTGGGTCAGCCTCAGCTTTCTTCTTAAACCATGCAGCACCAGACACAGCCATGTCGGTGCATACTGGGAAGGCCATACAGAACACGACATTATGTTGTCGCCATATATCGTAGAGCATTTCCAAGGTAGTATGTTTGTGCAGGTCGGCATGAAGGTAGCTTATACTGCCTGTGCCATGCTCTTCATACCGCTCTACCAATGGCTCGTGCTGGATGTCGAAGGCATAGCAGGTATAGCCAGCCTCTGCCCAAGGCTTCAGTGCCTCGCCTGTGAAGTCGTATAAGCTTAACACGATACCCTTGGTCATAACACCATCCCTTCGCTGTAATATTCAATAAAGGGGCTATAGATTTGAACACCACAGCCCGTTTCATCACACCACAAAACCAGCAAACCACTGGATGCAGCAACATACATTATAAGGCCAATCAAGGCTAGTTTTGTTGGGGTATTCATATCTCTCTATCTCCTCTGTTTAGTGGCTGCTTGCTTCTGATACACTGCAAGCCGTGCCAACTTGTGTTGCTGTTGCACTTAGCATTGATGTGCCGCAAAGGCACAGGCCAGTTAGTCTACGATCTGCACCGATACTCCACTCGCATTCACCAAGCAAGGTTGATCTGTAATAGCGTGACACAAACCAAGGCCTGTCATCTGCCATCACATAAAATTCAACCAGCGGGTCTGGCTCTTTGTGTCGGAGGCAATCATTTAAGCCATACTTATCGCCCTGCCTGATCTGCTTGGCATACAGGTGGTCACCTTCATTGTTTAAGCCGAGGTCAATCATTATACAAATCCTTCAGTTTAGCTAACACCTTCGCCCTCTGTAAAAAGAAATGCATATACTCAACATCTGATAGTGAACTTTCATCTAATGCATCCCAAGTGGACAGTGAGATGCTATCCTCAACCAATCCCCTGATGCATTTCAGTTCTTCCGTTGTAAAGTTCATCGTCATAGTTCCACCTCTTTTATGTCTGTCTCACTGTCGCAATCCATACAATATGCTTGATCATATGTGCTTTGTAGCTCCCATCGTTGGCCTAAAACATCGAATGCTGCGACAGCGTCAACACATACGTCCTCACTATTACATGCCTTGCATATATACTTAACGGCCATATCAAATGTCCTCCTGTTCAACGATATACTTATCTATAAAAGCAAATCCCGCTTCATTACCTTCCTCGTCACTGGACAGGATAATGTCTAAATGATTGCCGTCTGCATCTTGTAGCGAAAACACAGGGAATGTCGCACCATCCCACTCATCTTCTTCAAAGCGGAACGCTGTAATCTTGTAGCCAATTAGTTGGCTGTAGTAGTTGTGCATATTCATCTGTTTTAAACCTCAAAGTATTTGCGTAGGTAGGAGTGGCATGTGCCATGATTATGTTGCTGGTAGTGTTCAGATGCAAGTTCTAGCATAGTCTCACGATGTGTAAGCACATCAATGGATACACTTTCATCCTGTGCGTCTTCGGTCACCATACTTGAGCAATCATCTAGGATGCTACTCAGGGCGGCACGGCTCACGTTCTGCGCTGGGCCTTCGAGTGCTGTGCGGATAAAGTCATCTTGGATTTGTGCGTATGTCATATGTATCACCGTATTAGTTAAAGATTAAAGGAAGGAACAACATGCCGTAGCCAATGCCGAACAGGCAAGCCACGCCTAGGATGTCCTGCGCCCACCACATGATGCGCTGGTTGCGGTCTTTGCGTTTGCGTATCTCTCTGCGTGTCATAGGTCTTCCCCTTCTTCTTCGCCGACATTCATTAGCATCCAGTCACAAGCGTATTCCATTGCGTCATGCCTATTGTCAAAGCCGTAGCAAGTGAAGCACTCAATATCTACCCACTGCCCCCCTACAGGGATTTGAATGTTAAAGGTGGCTG